GATAAAATTATTAATGTCGCTTTGTGTTTCTTTCACTTGATTAACATCTTTTACGTTAACTCTAAATTTCTTGTCTCCAATATTATATTCAAAACCTTTGAATTTATCATTAAAGACTTGATCTGTTTTTGAAACGAAAGTATTAGATTGTTTATCTATAATCTTTTGAGATCTCTCTGACTCCTTGTTGTATTTATCGAAGAAATTAACAGCGTCTTGTTGCTCACCTGTGAGTTTTGAACCACTTTTAATATCTTCATAATATTTGGATTTTACACTGTCCAAGTGTAGCTTTGCTTCGGCAACTTGCTCCTTCATAGCTAATTTTTTTCTTTTTATTTCTCTATCCTCATCTACATCTTCATCATAAGCAAACGTATCTTCCATAACGAAATCTACTTCGTCTTCTGATAAATGCGGTTTAGTGGATTTATAGTATTGTTTTAATAAAGTTTGATTATCTAAATTTGAATAATCTTGATTAAGCGTTACATAATCGTTTAAATCTCCACCAGTGTCTTCCATGAAGTCCATTAACTTTTGGATCTTTTCAGGTAGTTGACGTCCTGTGAATTTAGATTCTTCAATAGCGTCTTTTACTGTTTCTACTATTTCTTCAACTTGCTTTTCGTTTGTTACTTCCTCAACGACGGGTGTATCTTCATTTTGAACGGAATCTTGTTCTGATGGTACTTCTCCAACCATTTCTTGTATAGTTTCGGTTGGTTGATCTGTAACCACTTCTGTTGTTTCTTGCTTTGTATCGGCATTTTCTTCCGTTTTTGGTGGTTTGTCTAAATTAACCTTAGTTATAGTTTGTTTATCAACTACAGGTTTCATTTTCATTTTTTCTTTTACTTTAGTAACGTCACTTTTAGGTTCGTTGACTTTAGTTTCTTTAGTAGTTTTCTCAACTACTTTTTCTTTTTTCTTTTTTGCCATAATATAATATAATAATAGTTAATAATTTGTTTCTATCTAGGACCGTGTTGATTTAGTCCTAATCCACCACCTAAAGTATCGTTACCTGCTGATTCGAAGTTTTTAGGTGGATTGTTATTGCTTCTTTGATCTATAAGTTCGCTTTGTTGGGTTGCTTGAATTTTTGTTCTTTTATCTTTACGATCTTCTTTAAACCTTTCTTTTCCTTGTACTACACCAACCTCTTGATTCTTTAATTGCATATTAAATTGGAATTCTAATTCCATTAATTCTTTTTTAATAGCAGCTTCTTGATGTAATTTTTGAATTTCAAGATCGGTTTTAGACTGTTCTAATGCTATAGCAGTTTGTGCCATAGATTGTTGTTTTTGCATCTCAGATTGAGCAGCTGCTTGTTGAGCTTGTATATTAGCTTGAGATTGCGCTTGAATATTTTGTTGTTGTATTTCTTGATCTCTAGCCATCTTCTTTTTTCTTCTTATTTTTAAAAGTTGATTTGCTAATTTTATATTTTTTATTTCCCTAAGATCAATAGCATCTTCTAATTCTATATTTTGTTGAGATAATGCTACTTGAATATTATTTTCAAGCATAGCTTTTTCTTCTTCATCAGGAGATAATTCTATAAATATACCGAAATCATAAAGATGTAAATTAGACATTTCTTCTAGTGTAGCAACATTATGATATCCTAAAGATTGTACAAAACTTTCTTTCGTGGGTAAATACTCTATTATATCAGATAATCTAAGTGATAAACATTCTGAAGTTTCTTTTGTTAGAAATAATCCTCCTTGTAATATATGTCTAGTTGCTGTATTAGAATTTGCTGCTGCCATTTTTTGAACTCCTACTAAAGATTTAGGATCTGGATTAGCCGCATCACGAGCTTCGTTTAATCCAGTTGTATCTCTTATCATTTGTAAATAGTAATTATAATTACCTATAAGAGATTGTAATTTTTGTCCACCACTACCACTAGATATTTCTTGAATTGGAACTTTACCAGGGTTCATGTCTCCTTCACTCGTAAACGATCTACCGATAACAGATCCAGTTTGAAAGAACATATTTAAAGCTTCTTGCGGATTATAATTAGTTCCATTACCTAAATCAATCTCAGCTAATCCATCAGCGTCAAGATATACACCATCTGGAGTTATTCTTGACATTACTTGTTGGATCTTTAAGTGTGTTAATTGAATCATATCAGCAAATCCAGTTATTCTACTAACTAGAGATTCTATTCTACCCTCATACATTCTCGGCGCACAAATAGCATAGTTCATTTTAACTTTGTTAAAGTTACTTTTAGAACGCATCATATTTCTTGACATCTCCCATTTAATAAGTTTGTCAGATCCTAGTATAAGAGCACCTTCGTATAAACATTCTTTAGACGATGTTATCTTGCTAAATTTACTATCTTCTTGAGGAGGATTGAAGGAGTCATCTTTAGGTATTGCTTTTTCTGCTCCAGTAGAAGTTTGTTTCATTTTATAAACTTCGTTCATAAATGTTTTATAATTGAAATATAAAACTTGAACTTTATTAGTATCACCATTACCATTAACTCCGTTAGAGTATTTATTTGATTCTTGGTTGTGGTTTTTTATTACTTTTTCTAATTCTTCGTTTTGTAAATGTGGAAACTCTTTTACTAATTCATTTATAGGTATACTCTTTACTTCTCCCACATAATATACATCATCAAAGTAAGGTGATTCTGTATAAGAATAAACTAGATTAGATGGATCGACATATTCGACTTTAACACCATCAGATGTATTAAAAGAAGTTTTTACAGCACCAATACCTAAAACAGTAAGATCGTAATAAAATCTTTTCTTTATTAATTCATATTTGTTAATTTCGAATAAAACATTTAAAGCTTGTTCCTCAGCTATTTCCACAGATTGCTTATAACTTATTTGCATATGCAAATCTAATTCTTCTTGAGAATCTGGTAGTAGTTCTGGTGGTTGTTTAAATAAATTCATACCAAATTTCTCTTTTACAAGATTTTTTAAATCTTTACTTTGCATATCCGCTTGTATCGCGTTCATATATTCTGTTCTTTTGCTAACGCCGTATGGATCTTGAGAATAAGCTTTTATATCGTAAGTTCTATTAGCCATTCCGTTAACAACTATATCAACAAATTTAGATATTATAGGTACTGGTTTCCAGTCTAAATTTAAATAAGATAAATCACCATTTATAGATAATTCATCTTTATATTTTTGAATTGATTGCTCTCCACGAGCATATAGTCTTAAGTTGTGAAAATTCTGTGTATTATAAATATATCTATTAGAACCTTGTGTTTTGTCAAACCATTCTGATTCTATAGCTTGAGCTATCTTGAGTCCATACTCATAACTTATCTTTTCAATATCACTAACTACTTGACTTGGAAATTCCCTCATATTAATTCTTTATTATCTTAGAAGCATTACCTCTGTTAGAATATTTAGCAATACTTATATTTAGTTTTGGTTTTTCAATTTTAGCATTTGGTCTATATAAATGTCTATTACAAGCCATAATTGCTAATCCAGAACTAATAGTTGCATCAAATTTAGTTCTTTTATTTATATCAAATCTACTCCAATCATTTAATGTTCTATTAAAATATATGTCTCCATATTCTCCGTTATTTAAATGACCAACGTGACTTTGTATATACATCTCTATAGCTGCTGCGTGAGCTTGTTTTATATCCTCACTAGAATTCGGTATTCCACCTATTTCTTTTTCTGTTACAGATAATTTATTCCATAGTTTATCTGGTCTATTCATTGAATAACCTCTATAACCTCTTCGTCTTAAATGGTACAATAATCTAGGTTTGTTATTTTCACAAAGTAACGGCATTCCATAAAATACTAAAGCCATTAACACATCTTCAAAAAATATCTCAGCAGTTGGAGGTCTAGCTACATATTCTAAGAAAAAATGATTAGGTGGACAATCTTCCATACTGAACTTAGTAAGTCCGTGTAAAGCTCCATTCGATCCTTTACCATCTACAGTACCTGATATATCGTAACTATCACAACCAAAAGCTCCCATATGTTCATTAGCTGGATACCGTATACCGTTCTTTAATATAGATTTATTTTGTATATGTATTGGTGGAAACCAACTTGCTTTAAATCTACCTTTTGGATCTGGATAAAAAATTACTTGCGTATCTTTTATACCATTAACCCATTGGAAATTACCTGTAGATATAACAGATGAATTACCTATTCCTTCGTTATAATCTATTTGCTCATATATCTTAACAAGATTAAATATACTATTTAAAGATTCATCTCTAAACGCGTGTTCAGTAGTTCTTGGGAATTGTCTGTAGAATTCGTTTAATCCGTCTTGATCAGATTTTAATCCTTCAACTTCATTATTCCAATGTTCTATAATCCCGTAGTCTATTAATTCGCCATCTGGGTCGAAGACATCATTGCTTGGATTATCAAATACTGGAATTCCGTACTCATCAATAAATCCTTCGTAGTTCCATTCCATTGGGATAAACAAAGAGTATAACCCAGATTTTGTCTGACCATTTTTATTTCTTGCGGTAACGTCTGAAGCATTATATAGTTTTTTAAAGTTATCTCCTCCTTTGTCTAAGGCGTTAGAGGTACTACCCATCATACATTTTCCTACTATTCTACTACCTAATCTTAAACAAGTTTTTGTAACTCTCCAATTATTTAAAATATTATCAGGTCTCTCCCATTTACCAGCCTCGTCATGTACTAGTAAGTTTAGTTTCTCTCCATCGTAACTATTATCTCCAGTATTCTTCCAATCAACAGTTGTATCTAATCCTTGTATGTCTTCTAATTTTTCATTAGCTGTAATCTTTTTTCTAGTGAACTTGCTAGCAGGAACTCGATAAGCAAGTTCTGATTTAGGTCTATCCATACCATCTTGGATTGGTTTGAAGAAAAACGGATAGTTAACACTAATTGGTACTACTTTGTCAGTGAACATTTTTTTAGCATCCCAACCTGTTTTAGATAATATACCATATCTAGCATCACTTGATATTGTGGCTAAGTTAACTGTTTCTGCAGAGGACATAAAAGAAAATCCAGATCGTCTATTCTTAAGATAACACATACCGTAACATCTTTTATCCGATTTACACGCCTCCCAAAATATGTAGAATAATCTATTTGCTTCTCTAAAATCTGGAGCGCCTACGTCAATCTTGCTCCATTGTAAGTACATATAGTGCGTACCAGTTATCCAGGTTGGTTTACCATTAT